AAAAAACTAGATGATTATGTATATATTAATAATTCTACTAAAACAGTTGTTATGCCATTTGCTTCTATGTTAACTCCTTCACAAATTTTAGAAAATATTAAAACATTTAAATCATTGGAAGAAAGAACCGGTAATTATGTTTTAACAAGAAGTTATGATAAATCTACATTACAACATATTAATAAATTACCATCATTTTTTCATAAAAAAAGAATTATAACTATTGATAAAGAAGTTGAATTATTAGGTAATTCAAAAATATCTTGTTGTTTTACAGGAGACATTAATAAGATTAATGAAAAAACATTGAGTCATATTGCGATGGGAGTTCCTTGTTTAACAAATTCTATAACAACCAATCAATGTTTTAATAATAAATTAATGTTTGCAACTACTGGAACTGAAGTAACTAATGATAATATTAAAAGTTATTTACAATCATATAAAAAACATGATATGTTTTCATTAATTGAAATTATTATTAATAAACATACATATTGTAATCGAATTAGTGTTATTTTAAATTATTTTGGATTAAGTTTATAAATAGAATATTCATTCTAATTATAAATTATTTAATTTTCTGCACGTGGAGCAATTAAGATTGTAATTTTTCCTAATGAACCAACTGAATAATTAATAAATAATGGAACATCATTTTTCATTTTTAATGTAACTACATTACTTAAATTTGTAAATTTAGTGATTGACATTAATTGACTAGTTTGATATTCGCCTTGACAGATAGTATTTTCTGAATTAACTTGGAATTTAATAACTGGAACAATATTATTTTCATTTTGTAAATCCTCATCAACAGTATCTTCATAATAATTAGTAATTTCACCTGTCCCAGAAAAAATTAATTGTTTATTATATGATGTAATATCTACATATTTGATTCTTAAATTATTCATTTCCTTAATAATTTTTTGGAAACAAGAAGAATTATAAGTAATAATTGTATCAAAATCAACTTCTGGGAAATTTAAATTTTCTTCATTAATTTCAATTAAGTTAAGTGATAATTTCTTTACACTTGCTTTTGCACTATTTTCAATCTTAATATCTAAGACATTTCGATTATCTTCACTTACAGTAAAAGATAAAATATCATCATTATCAATACCTTTTAATAATCGATATAAATAAACAATACTTACACCAACTACTAAAGGTGATTCTTTTGAATTAGAACAATGATAATGACCACTTTCTTTAAAGTTTTCTGTATCAAGTTCTAAAATAACACAAATAGTATTTGTATTATCCATTTTTGTAATACGAACACTCTCTGTTGAGAATTCAATATTTGCCTCAACAATCATTTCTTTTAATGCTTCAATTAAAATTTTAATTATTGAAGATTGAGTTGTTTTAAAATCAAGTAGCTTCATTACCCACCAATTATAAAAAATATTAATCTCTATTTTTTAATACATTTTATAAAAAATAGGGATTAAATGTATGTTATATTGGTTTCTCGATTTTATTTAATTTTAAAATTTATTTTATAATTTTTATTATTAATAAAATGATTAAACGTAGAATTCCAGAATCTGAATTAATATTAAATAATGATGGAACTATTTTTCATCTACATTTAAAACCAGAAATGATTTCAAATATTATTATATTAGTTGGCGACCAAAATCGAGTTCAATTAATTTCTAAATATTTTGATAAAATAGAATATAAAGTTAAAAATAGAGAATTTGTTACTCATACAGGAACATATAAAAACCAACGAATAAGTGTTATTTCTACCGGTATTGGAACTGATAATATTGATATTGTTTTAAATGAACTCGATGCATTAGTAAATGTTGATTTAAAAACTAGAATGGAAAAAGATAAAAAAACTGTTCTTAATTTTATTAGAATTGGCACTTCTGGTGCTTTGCAAGAAAACATTCCTGTTGATACTTCTATCGTGTCAGAATATTCAATCGGATTTGATAATGTTTTAAATTTTTATGCTAATCGTAATAATGTTTGTAATCTTGATATGGAAAATGAATTTGTAAAATATACTTCGTGGAATCCTTTATTATCAAAACCTTATTTTGTAAAATCATCAGATAAATTATTAAATTTAGTTGCTAAAGATATGAGAAAAGGGATGACAATCTCTTCATCTGGTTTTTATGGGCCACAAGGAAGAATTATTCGATTAAAAACAAATGATATGAATTTAAATAATAAAATATCTTCTTTTGAATATAATAATTATAAAATTACAAATTATGAAATGGAATCTTCTGCAATATATGGTTTATCTGCTTTAATGGGTCATAATGCATTAACTATTTGTCAAATTATTGCAAATCGTATTAATAAAGAATATAGTAAAGATTATAAACCACATATGGAAAAATTATTTGTAAAAATATTAGATAGATTAAGTGAAATTTAATATTATAAATAATAAATATTTAATTTATTATTTAATATGGAAATACCCAACTTTCTTTTGGTTTACAATAGATATCATTTTTTCCAGATTGTTCACAATTGATTGTATCTTCCCACCATCCTTGTAATTTTTGTGGTGCATCTCTATATACAAGTGCTGCGTCAGATTGTTCTGATGCGAATTCTTTTTTTGCTTCAGTGATTGTTTTATCTAATAAATCAACTTTATCTTCTTCTTCTTGAACTACTTCAAATCCCTCTGATTCTTTTGTTAATGGAGTTATGATATATGTATAAATAATAAATACACCAACTAATAATAATGTATCAATTATTCCAACACGAATACCAGCTGCGATAAATCCAAGTGTTGGTCCAAGTCTTCTAACAGAAGATACCATAACTGCAATATTAATTAAAACTACAACAACAATAAAGATAATACCCGGAATACTAATCATAAAATCAGTAAAGAAATTTTTTAAGTCTGTTAAAAAAGACATACTTATGTTATTAATTATATAATATACAATATATAATTATTTTTATTTATTTATTTTTTGAATATTTTTATTTATTGTTTTATAGTTTCCTCTTTAGTTGAAGTATTATTTTTCTTTTTATTAAAAAATTTGTAAGATAATCCAATAATTATGGCAAAAATAATTACACCTAACGCGATTTTAACTAATAACCAACTATATTTAAAATATTGTTTTGGATAAAATATAAATAATAAAAATTGTAAATCTACATCAAAAAATTCACCAAATATATCACCTAATATACCCATTTTTGTATTTAATTTTATAAAATATAAAATTATATTTTTTTTAATTTTTACTTTTGTTCTTTATTTAATTCATCATTTTTATCTATAAAGACTTCTATTGTATAAAGAAAAACTATTACATAACCAACGAAAATTAATGTAGTAACTAATATATATATAATTGGATATATGAAATCATAAATATTTAACTGCTTATTATAAAAATCCATCGCTGCAATGATAAAAGTAGAAAATAAAAGAAGACCACTAAGTGATAAAATAAAAAAAACTATAATAGATGAACCATAACTTGTGATATATTCTTTTTTTCTTTCTGCATCAGGTTTACTAAACGGACTTTTAAAAGCATATTTAACATATTTTAAAAAATCTTTAGCTAATAAAAATTTACCCATTTACTTATATATATATATAATATAAAAATTTTAAAAATAATATTTTTAAAAAATAATTATTTAAGATTTATAATATAGAACAATAATATAGAAAGAATGCACAGAAAAACAGCAAAGATTAATTTTTACAATAATACAAAAGATACTTTTGAAAAACATTTAATCGAAAGTTTAAAACCATATTTTTATATGGAAATTCAAGATAATTACAAAGATATTTGTAAAAATACAAAAACAAAGAAAAATATTCCAATCGAATTTCAAACATTAATGAAAAGTTTTAAAGATGGAAATAAAGAAAACTTAACACGATGTTGCACAAGAATATATTCTAAATTACCATGTAAAAACTATGTTAGAAAATTAGTTGAAGCTGTATTATTAACAAATAATAAAATTTTAACATTAAGTGCAACTATTACAGGAGTAAATACTGAAATTGTTGTACCAGATGTTCCTTCAATGGAAATCTTTCTTATGAAATGTTTAAGTGAGATTGGAAAAATGTTTCATAGAAATCCATATTTATTATGTAATGATAATGAAGCATCATCAAAACGTTTATCTGCATTAAATGAATCAATCGCTTTAATTGAAATGTGTATTAAAAATACAATCAATGGATTAGTTCCATATGGAACAATATTAGATGTATATCTAAATACAATAAAGAATGATAATGAAACATATGAAGAAGAAGAACCAAAGGAAGAAGAAGAATCAGATAATGAGAGTGTAATGTCAGAAGAGGATAACGAGAGTGTTGCATCTGAATTAGAATCAGAATATTCAAATGATGAAGGAGATAAAGAAGAAGATAATGAGAGTGTAATGTCAGAAGAAGATAATGAGAGTGTAATGTCAGAAGATATGAAAAGTGAACATTCACAACATAGTAATAATGATGAAGAATCAGAACATAAAGTTATAAATACAAATTCAATGCCAATTGAAGAAGAAACAAATATTATTCAAGAAAATAACTTTGAAAAGGATGAAGTTTTAAGTACAGGAGATGATATCCCAGATGAATTAAATATTATTACATATCAAGAAGAATTAGATGAGATAGTAGAACCAGAAGAAAAACAAGAAAATATAAATAATTCTGGAAATAAAGAAGAAAATAAAGTGATTAATATTTCATCTGAAGAGAAACCAACATTTTCATTTGGATTTGCAAAAGGAGCAACAAATGATATTTAAAAAATAAGTAAATAATCTTAAAGAATTAAAAATATTAATATTATATATAAATAAAATATTAATGAATAATTTATTACAAACAGTTATTATTGCAAATATTATTTCAATTATTGCGATTGCAATTTTAGTTATTTTAAAACCAGAAGATTCTGACTCGGAGAATAATGGAAATTTTAGTGAATATGTCAAAATATATTTTATTTTTACAGGAGTTCAAATAATTGGATTATTATTAAAAGATTCAATGTTTGGTTCATCTGATTATGATAATTCACCAATTGAAGTTGATTTAATTTAAAATAAAACTATATAAATGTATAATCATAATAATATTTAATTATATATTATTATGAAATTTCTTTCATGGGATGTTGGTATTAAAAATTTAGCATATTGTTTAGCGGAATATAATGAAGAGAAACAAGAATTAGAAATAATTGAATGGGATATTATTAATGTTATCAAGAATGAATTAGATACTAATAAAAAGTGTTCTATAATATCAAAAAGAAGTCCTTATAAACAGTGTTCAAAAAATGCAGATTTTATGATTGCAAATGGGAAAGAATGTTTTTGTAAAGCTCATAAAAATAAACTTTATCATACTAAATATATTGCACCAGAAATTATAAAAATCGAAGAACCAAAGAAAGAAAAAAAATGTAATGAAGAAGAATGTAATAAAATGGCTAAATATATTGTTGATGGAAAAGAGTTATGTCCTTCTCATAAGAAAATCATAGATGATAAATTCAAGAAAAATTTTGCTTTAAAAAAACTTAAAAAAGTTAAATGTAATAATATACCAACAGATAAAATTACAGAATGTCTTGTTAATGTATTAGATGAAGGATACCAACATTTATTAGATTGTGATATAGTATTAATTGAAAATCAATTAGCACTAACATCACCTAAAATGAAATCAATTGCAAATTATATTTATATGTATCATTTAATAAGAGGAAAGGTAGATAAAAAAACAATAAGTGATATTCGATTTTATAATGCTCTTAATAAATTGAATTTTGACAAATCAAATGATGATTCAAATAAATCATCATATAAAGATAGAAAGAAGACTGGTATAAATAATGTAAATAGTTATTTTAAATATAAAAAAGATATGGAACATATGTTAAAATTTAATCAACATAAGAAGAAAGATGATTTAGCGGATACATTACTTCAAATTTTAAGTTATTTGCAAAATAATAATATGAAAGTCTAATTATTTTAATTATATTTTAAAATACTTTAAAACTATAATATTATAATTATATAAGACACAAATTATGTCCAAGAATACTAAATATATTAATTTAATATTAAAAAGTAGTTCTGGAATTGTTGAGGAAGTATTAAAAATGGTTGCAGAAGATTATGATTTAAATTTTGATGAATTAAAAAAGAAATATATTTCACCTTTAAAAGTAAATAAAAGAAATAGTAATAAAAAAGGACGAAAAACTCAATATGCAATGTTTTTATCTGATAAAGAAGTTAATCAAGATTTAATGGAAAAATATCCAGATTTAGATTTTTCTGGATTATCAAAACAAAAAGCAAGTATTTGGAGGGCTCTTAGTAAAAAAGATAAAGAAAAATATGCAAAAATGGCAAAAGAATATAATAATAATTTAGATAAAGAGAAAGAAAAAAATAAAGAGGAAGAGGAAGAGGAAGAGGAAGAATAAATAATATTTTTTTTAAAATTGATTTATATTATTAATTTTAAATTATATAGAATTATAAATATGCCTAAAAAATCAAAGACAACTTCTTTTGTTATTCTTAAAGATGATGTTATTATTCATATTATTGATATATTTAAAAAATCAGTAGAGACTTTAACTATATTATTTAATACAGATTCAATAAAAATTAATACACTTGATATTACACATTGTTTTTTAATTACATTAGATTTACAAAATCCATATGAAGAATCAACATTAACAAACCCAGAAAAAGTAAAAATAACAACAGAAAGTTTTTTATTAGCATTACGGTCGGTATATTCAAATGAATTAAGTTTAAAAATGGAATTCAAATCAGATTGTATAAATGTAATTTCTTTTGACCCAGAAGATGAAGATGGAGATTTTAATAAATGTAAAGTTCCAATGTTATATGATTCAGAAGATGAAGAAATGGAATTTGATAATGAATTTACATCACATATTATTTTTGACGCTTCATTCTTTTCTACAAATGTTAAAAAACTAAGTAAGTTTGATGAAAAAATATTAATTTCAGCAAAACAAAATACAGATTTTGTTATAATGGAAACAGTAAATGAAACAAATAAAATGACAACTAAAGTTAAAAAGAATAAAGAAAAATTAAAAAAATTAATTATTCACGAAGAAGATGAAGAAATTAAAGTTAGATTAGATTCAAAACATTTATCTGAATTTATAAGATGTGATAAATTTTCAAATAAAGTATTACTTGATATTAAAGAAACAGGTGGTGCCGTAGGAATTACTTATTTATTTAATAAGTATGAATATGAAAATAGTTATATTCGATTTATTGTTGCATCATATGATATGGAAGAATAATTATTTTAGTAAAAAAATAAAAATATCAAAAATTATTATAATAAATATAATATATAAAGTTATATATTATATTATATGAAGAAAGTTAATATTTATTTTAACATTCATTCATTATTACATAATAATGATGTTGATGCGATAGAATATCTTAAAAAACATAATTTATATAAAAAATATAAAGATTTTGATAAACCAATTGAAACCAGAATTACAAATACAATTAAATTAACTGTTAATTTTGATGATACAATTGATTATATTAAGAAAAAATTAGCATTATACTTATTCGATAAGATAAAAATTGATGAAGATAGTAAAAAACAAAAAACAACATGTTTTTACTGTTTCAAAGATGGTAGTACAATGAAGACAAATGAAATAATAAAAACAAGAGAAGTATTTGTTAATCGAATTTTATCAAAGGTAAAGAAACAACAAGATAATGAAATGAAAGAAGAACTAATAGAAGAAAAAGAAGATATGGAAGATATTGATGAAATGCTAAATGATATTGATTTTAGTGATTTAAGTGATGCTGATTATCTTAATGAATTAGATTCATTAATGACTCCATCATTAGAACAAAATGGTGGTTCAATTAAGAATACAAAAGTTATTGGAGAACAACCTAAAAATATTATGGTATGTCATAATTGTAAAAAGATATATTTCTTTACAAAATATTTTTCTCTTAGAAATTATGAAAATTTCAATGATATTTATCCATTTCCAGAATTATTTCATATGCATAATAATAAAGATATTTTTGGATATTCACTTATTGATTTTCAACAAAAACAAATTCCTCTTGAATTAGAAATATCAAAAACAGAAAAAATTCAAATAACTGACCCATATGTAAATATTGATAAAATTAATAGAGAAGTATTAGTTAAAGGAAAGAATAAATTAAATCTATTTTTAAATATGGTTAAAGATGTAGATGTTAAATACTATAAATATATCAAAAATGACTCTTATTTATTATTAAATAACTATGTTGATTTAACAAAGAAATTATCAATCGATTTATATTACTTTCCAGAAGTAGCATTATACTCTAAAAAATATCCAACAAAATGTCTTGGTGTTTATACAAAATTATATTGGCCATTCGTTGATTTTGAAAACTATTTCTTAAAATTTATCAAACACGATATGAGTTATGATATAAAAAGTTGTATATTAGAAAAATATATTAATAGAGACCATGAAAAATATACAGTGAATGATATTCTAATTAATTGGGGTGATAAATATAAAAACTATGAAAAATTAATTGATAATTTTGAGAAAGTATCAACAAAATCAATCAGTGAAGAATATTCAAATAAAGTCTTTTATAAAATCAATGATAATAACGATACAAATATTTCAGTATTATTTCAAAACGTTTATCATTTATTTGATTTAGATGAAACTATACCATATTTAAGTTCATATATTTCAAAAGAAGGTGTATTATTAGAAAAAATGTGGAAACCACTTGAAACAACACTTAAAGATAAAGATTGGATGATTTATAGTAAAAATAATATTAATTTCCGTATTAAATTCAATGATATTATTAATTATAATGAGAAAGATTTATATTTCCAAGTCAATCTATATGAAAATATGAAAATGGAAGCAAACATTGTTATTGATACAGAAGTTAAAAAATTTATTGGAACAGATGTTTTATTAAAAATCAAAGAAAGAATTAATGAATTAGTTGATAGATTAAACAGTATCAATATTTTTAATTTTTCTGGTCTTTCATTACAAAAATTAAGTTTAGATAATTCTAAATTAACAAAAGAAAATGAAAATACTGGCATTAGTTCAATGAACTTTTATATGAAATTACAATCCAAACTTGATAAAGATAAAATGTATGTATTTTTAGAGAAATTAAATAAATGTATGGGTGTATATTTTAATAAAGATTTTGATGTAACAAAAAATAATTTCCGTTATACTAGAATTAATAATATTGGCATTAATGATATAACCGATAGATTTATTTATTATTTACATAATATTGCACTTGAAGATAATGATGATTTAAATGATAATAAAATTAGAAAAACAATTATTTCAAGTCTTATGAGTGTATTTGATAAATCTATTGATGAATCTATTGCAATATATGAAAGTTATAAACAAAAATATAAAACATTTTCAATTAAACCATCAAGTTATGGATTATATTTTAATATTAAAGAACCAGAAGAATGGAAAGACCCAGAACATCATTTATATAATTATAAAATTACAGTTATGGGTTTAAGAACATATGAAGATTGGAATATAATGAAAAATTTTATATATAGATTATTTAACTTAATGGAATCTATTGCATTTAAGAAAATGACACCAGAGATACAAAAAATTTCAAAAATCTGTAATTTATATGATGAATCTGAACAAAAAGAGAAAGTAATGTTTAAAAAACAAATTATTACAGAAAACCAACAAGAAAATATGGCATGTAAACACGAAATCAATGAAATTGATGAAGAAATATCAAAAATAACAGATAAGAAAAAAATCAAAGAATTACGAGAGAAAAAATCAAAATTAACAAAAAGAAAGAATAAGTTAAAGGGAGAAATTGATAAACAACGTAAAAAATATAAACAGACACATCCACAATCAGTGATGTCTTATTTACATAGATTACAAACAGTATATCCAGTATTAAAATTACAATGTTCAAGTTGTGGTGATAATCCAAAAACAAAAGAATGTTTAAATTGTAATATACCACCGGCACAATCACAATATTCAAAACAATGTCAAAAGAAAAGACAACCAATGGGAACAGATATGACACAAGTAGACCCAGAAATTATTAATTATGATAAAGAATATGAATTAAAACGGTTTGAAGATTTCTCAAAAGTAAAATGTAAGATTGATGCAGATAAGAAAAAATCCAAAGAACAAAAAGGAGGAACAGTTCCAGTTAAAAAATATTCAAAAGATATTTATGAAAATTGGGGTATGGAAAATGAACCAAGTTTATATCCAGAAAAAATGAGTCTTGCATTTTGTAATAATACACATTCAACTGAAATTGGAAAACAAGGTTATAAAATTAAAGCTTTAAAGAAAATCGCATCATTATATGATATTGATACACTTAAAATGAAAAAAACAGAGATTTGTGAAAAAATAATTTTAAAAATAAAGAAATCAATGATTCCTGATGAAAGAGGAGAAACATTAAAAATTTTAGATAACCTATTAAAATCCGAAAAGAATATTCCAAAAATCAATATGTTAAAATATTTAATTTCATTCTATCAAAGAGAAACTATTTTTTATAAATTAGAAGATAATAATTTTCAATCAAAAATAATTTCAGAACTTGATATTGATATTTCAAAAGATTCACTTGATAAAATCAAAGATACAATATTATTAATATTTGATAATAAAAAGTATCCAGAATTAGTTAATAAATATATTAATATATTTGATTTAAAGAATGTTGAGAAATATATTGAAAATAAGAAAACAATTAAAAATATTATTCATTTTCTAACATATCACCTAACAAATGATTGGACAGATAAACAAAAGAAATATATTTATAGTAATCTTAAAAATACACATTCAATTAACTCTTTAAAAACAATTAATAAATATCTTAAAACATATTTTGATGAAATAAATTCAAATATTATTTCAATTGAAAGTATTTATGACCCACTAAAATCAGATGAAACAGTTGAGTCAAGTTTAAATATTGAAGATTTTAAGAAGAATGTTGATTTATTAACAAGACATGATAAACATAATAATGCAATTCAATCAACAATGTCTTATAAAGGAAAATCAATATCTTGTCCAAATTATTCAGATGATAAAAATCATACATTAGTTGGTTTCTTAGATATTAATTATGAAAATAAATTTAATTATAGTGATTCAAAAATTAGAAATATTGTATGTCAACCTTGTTGTTTTGTTCCAAATAAAGATGCAAAAACAGGAGAATTAACACTTGATAAAAAATATGTAAGAAATATGAATTTTTGTAAAGGGAAAATGTCTTGGAATGATTATTTAAAATCAGTTGAAGAAGAAACACGTGCAGAAAATTATATTTCAACAACCACTAGTGCAAATAAATCAGGAACTTATGGGAAATTACCAGTTTTATTACATAATCTATTTAATAATTATACAAATTTATATAATATTAGAAATGAGAATGAAATACAAAACCCATTATTTACAAATTTTAAATCTAATTTATTAAAATCACCCGGTTTTGTAATGAAAGGTATGAGACAAAGTAAAGATGTATTAATTAGTATTATTGCAGAAATGGTTGAAATGGATAATGATAAAGTGATATCATTAATTGAAAAACAATTACAAACAAATAATAATTTATTTAAATCATTAAATGGTGGAAAATTATTTATTCGTTTTAAAACAATTGAAAATTATATTAATTATCTTAAAACAGATAAAGTCGAATCAGAATGGATTGTTGATATTGTTTCATCTCCTAAATTATTTAAAAAATATCCAAATGGTATTAATTTATTTATTTTTGAAACAACAGAAGAAGATGTTATTTTACAAACATATAAATCAATTGATATATTAGAATATTATTCTCCGAAAAAAGATTATGCATTTATTTATCAATTTGAATCCGGAGAAATGGAACCAATTATATTAAAATATCCAACAAAAAAGATGATTAATTATATTATTTCATCAACTAATTCAAATCCATTATTTATATATAATAAAAAACATATTAATGCACAATTTTTATTAGTAATTAAAGATATGTTAAAATTCATTGGATTATGGGTAAATAATTTTTCACAAGAAACCCCAATTAATGTTAAAATGTTAGAAAAATTAAAAGATACAAATTATAAACCAAAAAAACAAATTGTTGATATATTTAATAAATGTATCTTTATATTAACTGAATCAAATAAATTAATTCCAACAACACCTAGTAAATTTTTTATAGATAAACCATATATGTATATCACAGATGAGAGTGATATTAATAAATATTTATTACCTTTAAAAGAAACAATCGCATTTTATAATAAGTTTTCAAATGATATTGAAGATGAAAATTTTGAATTTACAAAGATTGTTTTAGATAAAGATAATAAAAAAATTGAAGGTGTTGAATTATTAAATAAATTAATTATTCCAATTGCAGAACCGATTAGATATAATAATAATATTCATAAAAAATTCATAGTAAGTGAAAATAAATTATATTTTAAAATCAATAATGCTCTTTATAATAAAACAATGCCAAAAATAGATATTGATTTCTTAAAAGAAAAATACGATTTTGAAATATACAATCGATTAATATTAGAATTTTCTTATTTTATTGATTCAAATGAATTACAACATGCAATTATTAAAGAGTTAATTATTAAAAATAATTATGAAAGTAAAATGAGATTAAAAGAAACAATAGAAGATATTGTTGATAATATTATTATATTTAAAGAACCGGAATTAATTAATTATGATAAATATTTACCATTTATTCAAGAAAATAATATTCGAGAAGTATGTGAAGTAGAACATTCGTTTATGTGTGAGAAAGATGGTGATAAATATAAATTAGTCATTCCATTAAATAAGAAAAATATTTTTATTGGATTACTCGTTGAAGCATTAATTAATAATGCACAAATTAGAGAACAAATATTAAATAATCAAGTTAATCGTATTGTTAATGTTTATAATTTTATTAATGATGAAAGACATGTATATCATAAAAAGGAAATGAAATTTTAAGATAAATTATTATTTTAAATAATTGAAATAATAATAAAATTATATTTATGTATTATATATAATTATTTAATATGGTTTTTACACTCCCCAGCTTCAACGATATTATTGCAGAAGAGGATAAAGATAAAAGAAAACGGCGAATTTTTCAAAATAATATTAGTTATGAACCAATATATAATAAAATTTATGATACAATACCAAAAGAAGTATTACAAACAGACCAACAACAAGAAATAGATAAAAGAAACTTCTTTGATTTACCATTATCAACAATAATGAAAAATATTGCGAATTCTCTTATTTTAATTGTAAATGATTTATTTAAGAAAGAGAATTATTCAAACATTAATAATTTCTTAAAGATATTTCTTATAGAAAATCGATTATTATATTTTGGATTATTTATTGTAATAGTTAGTTTATATATGATGGTATTTTTTAATTGGGATACAATTCCAGTAGCACCAGTTAAATAAAACATAAAAAAATAAAAAAAATAAAAAAAATTTTTAAAATTGATTTTTATAAAATATATCAGAAAATAACAGAACAATCCATAACCATGTCTAGCCAACAATTAATCCAAAAAGTAGCAGACTTAGATGTTAAGAGAGTACAAATTGTCGATTTAAAGAAACCAAAGAACGCAGGACCAGTATATGTTCCACTTCGTTATAAATTAGAAAATGGTTCTTACGATAGATTATACATTCAAACACCAAAAATGTTTACACCTTTTGGAGCACAATCATTTAAAAAAGATGAAGTAATTGCAAGTGGAAAGATTCCAAAATATGATGTCCAAGTATCACTTGATGATAAGGATGATGAAAAAATTGGAGTTCTACGAAAATTCTTTGAAGATTTAGATGGGAAGATTTGTGACACTTTATCAAAATCAAAAGTATGGTTAGACTTATTAGGAGTTAAAACAACAAATAAAAAGAATAAGAAGAAATCATCTGACGAACTATGTGAAGAGATTGAGAATAATAAATATACACCTAGTGTTCGACAATCACCACCAAAGGACGGAAAGGTATATCCACCATCATTAAAAGTAAAAATTATGACTGATTTCAAAACTGGGGATATTACAACAAAGTGTTCTTCACGAAAGAAATTTGTAGAATTAACTTATGAAAACATTGAAGAGGTATTACCAAAATTCACAACAATGAAAATGTTAATATCAGTATCACACCTTTGGGTAATTAGTGGTCGAGTTGGTGTTGCATTAAAATTAGTTCATGCAAATACATTTCCAAAAACAACTGTCTCTAATTTAGAATTATTAGATGATGATGATGATGAAGAAGAAGAGGAGGAGGAAGAAAAAGAAGAAGAAGAAGAAGAGGAAGAGGAAGAGGAGGAGGAGGAGGAGGAAGTTGAATCCGAGGATGATGAATAAATAGTTCTGTAAAATTTATAATTTATAAAAAAATAAAAAATAAAAAATAAATAAAAATATTTATTTTTTAAAAAATAACCATATGTAATGGACTTGTTTTAAAATCATTTAAAATATATTTAATATTATTAATATATAAATATGAATTCAAACGAAATTGTATATGATAATATTAAATTATCAGAAATCACTAAAATTGGTAATAAACTATATATTTCATATCTTAAATATAAAACAGAAGATAATCGTAAAAAACTTGTAATTAAAACTCCAAAATTATTATCACCTTTCGGTTTAACCAATTTTAAAAATGAAGATGTCAAACCTGATTTACAAGATAATTATAGTATGCAATTTTTTATTAATAATAATCAATTTGAAAATACATTAATGAATATTCAAAATCGTATCATTGAATGTTTAAAAGAACATAAAAAAGTTTCTAAATTTATTGACTTTGATAATTTTGAATTTAAATCAGTTATATCTTCAACTGAAGATTATGATAAATTAATTCGTTTTAAACTTCAAAAAGATAAAAAAACAATTGATAGACCAAAAACAAAAATTATGGATACAAAAAAGAATAAAATAGATATGACTTTTAGTGATTTATCTACTTTATTAATAAATAATACAGAAATGAAAATGTTAATTCATATTTCACATGTATGGTTTAATAAAACTCAAGCAGGAATAACAATTAAATTAATTAGTGGTATTGTTTATCCAAAAGAAACAATTAATGGATTTACTTTTTTAGATAGTGATTCAGAAGAATAAAAAATTATTAAAAATGATTTTATTATTTTTAATAAAATAAAATCATAATGTCCTTTAAGAATTTTAAAAAAAAATATTTATCAAATGTTCTAATCGCAAGTAGTATTGTATTCGCGGTTGGAACTGGTATTATATGTGGAATATTTTTTACTCCAATATTTGCATTTGGTATGGCAGGAATTGTATTTGGTTTAGGAATAACTTGTGCTGCTGCAAATGAATTAAATGAAATGAATTAATATTATTAAAAATATTTTGATAATTTTATAAATATTTTGCTTTTTCAATAATCATTAATAATTCCGGGTCATCAATAATAGTTGGTGAATTTTTTGTCTGCTTTTTATTTTCTTTTGGTTTTTGTATTAGAGTTTGTTGTGTAAATGAATGATTTTGTTGATTATTATTTTTATTTACAGTATCATATGATTGAACTGTTTTCATATTTTCATGTTGCATTACATAAGAAGGTTGAATAAAATTTGGTTGTTTAATTGGTGGTGGAACACTTACATTTTTTGTTTCGATTTCAAATTCTGATTTTGGAAATTCTCTTTTTGGAACGTCAAGTTGTGGTTTTATTTCTTGTTTTCTTTGTTGAGGGTTATCACTTCTTTCAAGTTTATTTACTGTACCCAATAATATATTTTCAAAAGAAATAATTAATATATTTGGATTTTTATATTTAACATTATAATTATCATCACGTAATTTTTTCATTAAATATATTAAACATGTTTTAAGATTATAATTAGTTTTTCCGATTAATACTTTTGGAACCTCATATTTAAATGATAATTGATTTCTTTGAAGTGCGAAATTAATATATTTATATATTTTTTCAAGTATCTTATAATATTCATAATATTCTTTTTTCTTCATTCTTTCTTTCATTTCTAAAAAATTTCTATATTGTTTCTCATTCATGAATCATATATTATAAATGTAATCAAGTCTTTAAAATAATTTACTATTTTTTATAAAATACATTAAAAATTATTCTATAAAAAATATTATTAAATATTATTTATGGCAACTCCACCAGTTAAAAGAAAAAGAGGAAGACCTTGTAAAAATAAAGAACCAGAACAAAAACCAACAAATACAGTTCAAAAAAAAAGAGGAAGAAAGAAAAGAAGTGAAAATCAAGTTTTTGATATATCAAACTTCGAAACAATTGAAACAAGAAGTAAAAAAATTGAAACAAGGAGTATAATTGTTCATCTACCAATTGATTTAACCGGTTTTGTAAATGCGATGTCAACTGATAAAAATTCAAACACTAATTTTGAATTTGAATCATTTGATTTACAAAATAATATGAATTTTAATAATAATGTTCAAAATATTGAGAATACATTTATTCAAAATCCAGAATATAATTTAATTACAGAAGATAAATTATTTACACGAAAAATCAGTAATATATTAATGGAATTTGAAGATTTAGAAAATCGTCAAGAAATAATGACAAATATTTGTTGTTGGCATTGTTGTCATAATTTTACAAATAGCCCAGTTGGAATTCCTCAAAAATATGAGAATGATAAATTTTATGTAAAAGGTATTTTTTGTAGTTTTAATTGTGCATTAACTTATAACTATAATTCAACTGATATTGAAAGTATGATTCAAGAACGAGAATCATTATTACATTTAATGTATAAAAAGAATGCACAATTAACAAATGATAATAATTTAGATGAATTAATTTATGCACCCGTAAAAGAAACATTAAAAAAATTTGGAGGAATGTTAACAATTGAAGAATTTCGAAAAAATAGAAAGATTATTAATATTATTTATCCACCAATGATTTCAATAATACCACAATTAGAAGAGAATGAATTTTTCAAAGAAAAATCTAATGATAATCAACATAAAAAGAATGAACTTGATAATATGTTTGGATTATTATTACCTAAACAAAAACCAAAGACTATTTCTTTAAAAAACTTTTTAAAATAATTTTAATCATTAATAAATTAAGATTAAAATTTAAATTATATTAAATATTATAATATTATAAAACATTATATAAAAGAAAAAGGATGGTTGACAGTTTTGATGTCTCACAATTTGAAGCCCAATTAGATAATGAATCTGATGCAGGTTCTGATAATAATTTATCATTTGACAATTTTGAAGCCAAATCAGAAACTTCAGAACAACCAAATTTTGATAATAAAAATAGTTTTCAATTTGATAATGATTCAGAATCAGGAGACCGTAATGATGATGAATCAGTATCATCATATGCAGGTTCTGATTTAAATGAAAAAGAAATTGAACAAAAAAAAGTTAAATTATTATCTTTATTAAAGAGATATCAAAAAAAGGGATTTACAGTATCACGACATTATACCATGGATTCAGAACTAGAAGATTTACAAGCAGAAGTAGAAACAATAAAACGTGAGGCAAATTTAGGTGCAGGTGTTGCAACAATTAAATCAACAATTTCTATTTCTACATATTTAATGGAAGTATTAAATAATAAATTTGACCCAGTTGGGGCCCGATTAGATGGATGGTCAAGTCAAGTTGCAGAGAATATTGAGGCTGGTGATTTTGATTCAGTTGCAGAAGAATTATATGATAAATATAGTGATAAATTAGATTTACCACCAGAGGCAAAATTAGCATCAATGTTAGTAAGTTCAGCAGTTCAATATCACATTGCCCAAGGAATTGTTGGTAATATTGTAACAAAAGATGCAACTAAAGAATTATTAAAATCAAATCCAGTAATCAAATCAGAAATTTTAAAAGCAGTAAATAATTCAAATCTTGGAAATGAGATTAAAACAAATATTGCAAAAACAACAGGACAATCTGTTCATTTAGAAAATCAAAATTCAATGAAAGAATCATCTGATATAAGTGATATTATGGCAGAATTAGGAATTGAAGATGAAAATACAAATGCAATGAATGGTATAATGAATGATGATGCAATGTCTATTGAATTTTAAATCTAATTATATAATAATTTTTTAATTATATAATTTAATAAAAATAAGAAGGGTCATTTTTAAATTCTGGAACTTTGATTTCATTTTCGATTTTTGTGAGTCTTTGTTCAATTTCATTTACTTTACTAATAATATTTTGTTCTAAATTATTTATTCTATTAACTAACATATCTATAATAATCAAAGTATTCTCATTATTATTTAACTTTTGGCGTTTATTTGATTGATTAAAATTATTATTTTGAGAATAATTATCTGGATTTTTCCGTTTCATTATATTTATATATATTTATATATTTTTATATATCTCTATATGTTTATATATTTTTTTTATAAAAATATTAATATTTAATTCATTAAATCGGCAGTCAACCTTTTATAAAAATAATTTTTATTATAAAAATTGATTTTGATAAAAATATATAAAAATAACTTATAAATATTTAGTATAAATGAATTTTCTTCGTTCTAGAATAAATACTTTAGTATCTAAAAGTATTGAAGCACAAACTCAAAAATGGTTAGATACTAGAAATAAAATTATTTCAGCAACTGATTTTGGAACTATTTTAGGAGTAGATAAATATAGAACAGTAAAACAATTATTAAATAATAAAGTTAATGGCAGTCGTTATAGTGATAGTATTTTTACACTTCATGGAAGAAAATTTGAACCAGTTGCGATTAGTGTATTAGAAAAAATGTTAAATATTCAAGTAGAAGAAGTTGGTTTAGTTATTAGTGATAAAGTTAATTTTATTGGTGCTACACCAGATGGAATTACAATTGAAAACGGAAAACTTAAATTAATTGAAATTAAGTGTCCATTAACAAGACAAATTGATGGTATAGTTCCATTTAACTATTTTTTACAAATGCAAATGCAAATGTTTGTTTGTGATGTAGATGAATGTATATTTTTTGAATGTGATTTTAAAGATGTATCAAAAACAGATTTTGAAAATAATAAAACATCCTTCGCAAAAGGAAAAACAGAAGATAGTTATTGGTTATTAGAACGATATAATATGGTTAGAGTAAAACGAGATAAAGATTTTTTCAATCAAAATATTCATAAGTTATATGAATTTCATAATGAATTAACAAAATTACATAATCGAAAAAATACAAATAATAAAAAAAGACGTTTCTTAGATGATGAAGAAACAGTAGAAGAACCACCAAGAAAAAAACAAAGAACAAATAATCAAGTAGTAAAGAAATATTATGAATATCCAATTTCAAATGGAAATATTAAAAACTTTACTATTAATAATAAATGTGATACTTGGTTAAAAAAATATGGTAATAAATATTTTAAAAATCAAAGAAATAAAAATAAATTTAGTGAATTAATTAATCAAGTAAATACTAAAACAAAGAAACATTTTTTAGATGAAGTTGAGAAAGAATGTATCAAAAAAAATATTTCATATATCAAAGTTCCAAAAAATACATATTATTCTAAATATTTAGAAGAATTAACAAGAAAATATATGAACTCTGGTTATCAAGTTATTATTAATCCTTGTTTATACAATGAAAAAAATAATATTTTTTCAACACCAACAATGATTGTATTCGGTTCTGTTCTTAATAAATTATTTTATAAAAATCAACCACCAGTTAATTTAACAAAAGATGAAATAAATAGTTATTTATTAGTCAATAAAATTTTTAAAAATATTAAATATATTAATCATGGAACAAAATTATCAAATGATTTTAAACATAAACACTTTATTGCGAAGAACTCATTTGATAATTATATTTTAAATGATTATAGTTCAATTCAATTAACTAAATCATATATAATAGGAGAAAAATGGCAATTTAAAAAAGATAAAAAAACTTTTAGAGGTGAATGTTTTAATAAAATTGTAAATTTAACACATAATCTTGCGAATGATGAAAAAAATATTTTAAAATATATTCAATGGGTACGTGATATTTACTCAAACGATAATAAAAATATTTTTAAAATGGATAGAACATATTTGCCTTGTTATTCTAAAAATGAAAATACTGATTGGACAGATTTTAAAAAGTCATTATTAAAACAACATTCAGATATTAGTTTATTATATGGAATTGGTAATGTAACACAAAAAATGTTACACGAAAATAATATTTATTCTTGGAAAGACCCTGCATTTATGAAAGTATTAAATAATAAATCATTATTAACAAAATATAGAATTAAATCAAAGGATGCAGATATTATGAAAAAAATTATTCAATTTAATATAAATGATAAAATCCAAGAAAAAATTTTACCAGCAAATATTAAAAATATTGATAATTGGTTATATCCATCAAAATTAGAATTTTTTGTAGATTTTGAAGTAATTAATAGTTTTGTTGCAGATATTGATATGATTTATTTAATTGGAATGTATTGTAAAATGCCAGATAATACTTTTGAATATTATTCTTTTTTTTCAGAAACAAAAACATTAAATGGAGAATTAAAAATTGTAAAAGATTGGATTAATACAATGAATAATCTTAGAAGAAAATATAATGTTAATTATCAACCAAATATTTATTGTTGGTCAAATGCAGAAAATAATTTTATGGACGCTTTTCATAAAAGACACAATATTAATACGAATATTAAATTTGTAGATTTAATGAAAATTATTAAAACAGAACAAATTTTAATTAAAGGAAATATTTATGGATTTTCAATTAAAGATTATGTTAAGTATATGTTTAGTCATGGATTAATTAATCATGAATATAAAAGTGATTGTAATGCAGGTGATTTAAGTATAGTATCAATTATTAAATATTATAATAATAATGATTTAAAAGAACGAAAAGAATTAGTTAAATATAATCAAATAGATTGTCTTGTAATGTATGATATATTAAATTGTTTTAGAAATAAATATAATAATTAAAAATAAAAATTTTCATTAATATTAATGAAACTTTTTAAAAAAAATATTTTATATTAATAATATATACTTATATTTATTTATGGAAAATTTATTAGCTTACGTCATCATATTATTTATGATATATGCATTAAGAATGGTAATTGAATTTACACTATTATATTCCAATCAAAAGAAAGTTATTGAGAATTATATGAATTTATCACAAGATAAATCAGATATTGAATTAGAAAATAAACAACCAATATATCAACATTATCCATATAAACAATATCGTGTTGATATGTTAAATGATAAAGATGGTGACCATATTAATAGTGAATATGATTTAACAAAAGAAGATTTATTACGATTTATTGATGATTCAACTGCATTCTTTAAACCAGAAAAAATAACAGAACCAACAAAAACAGAATCAGAAGTTACTCAAATAAATAATAATGTAGCATTACAACCAAAAAAATTTAGTTTATTTGATACAAAACCAACATCAAAACCTTTTAATTCATTAGATGCACAATTTAAATTATTAAATGAAAAAAATTCTACACGATTAAGTAATACAAAATCATTAAAAAATGATATTTGGACACATGATAATGAAAATCCAATGAATGGTGGTTTTATTGATAAGGAATCACAATTAATGGCATTTGACCCATCTGAAATGACAAACGCAATGATTCAATAAAATAATAAAGGAATAATATTCTTTTATTATAACATCTCAATTTCAATAAAATCATCAATATTAGTATATTCATATTCTTCACACATACTATCCATAATAACTAATTTTTGAAAACTTCCAATTTCTTCTGGTGTTAATAACCAACGTACTTTTAGTTTAGTATATTCCAAATGACATCCATTATTACCCAAAAATGAATTAACTCTATCAGTTAAATTAGTTTCATCATTTAGTGTAGCATCCATAATTGCACCTTCAATAATACTTGTTTGTGATAATAATTTATCATATACATCACTTAGATTAAATTCTGCAAATGTTCTTTTAATACATAATACATATTTATTATCTTTATATTTATAGTTAATTTTAATAATATCATTATTAATATCATATTCATTTACATCTGGTTTATCATTTAATGATGGGTCTTTCATTTTAATCATTAAATCATATGCTTCCCAGAAAAGATTATATTCATTCACCATACTTTCACAAAAAAGATATGATGGAACATAAACATTTGTATATAAATATACTGCTGTTTTTTCAAGACACTCTAATAATACCATTTGTATTATAGATTATGTTAATATACTAATTTTATATCATTTTTAAATTTTAATAAAAATTATTTTTATAGTTAATTATATAGGTGATTATTATGAAATTTCTTGGAATTATTATATTAGTTGGGTTTATGTTTTATGTAGCAAGTCTTATTAATGAAGGACCTTATATCTCTAAAAGTGGTATTCGTTATTATATAAGAATAAAAGATATCAAATTCAATATTGAAACAATTACAATAAAGAAAGGAGACACAATTGAAATTATAAATTATGATGATATTAGACATTCAATACAAATAGAAGATGCGACTATTCCAAATAGTAAATTATTATATAAATATGATACATATGAATATACATTTGATGTTCCTGGAACTCATGTATATAAATCCTCATTATATCCAGAGAAAATGAATACATTAACTATAATAGTAGAAGATATCCCAAAAGGTAGTGAGTTTTATAATGAATTTAAACAAAATGCTTCTGAAAGTCTTCCAATTGTTGGAAGTTTCTTAGACGGAATATGGTCAAAAATAAGTGGAATTATAATAATGATATTTAATTTACTCAAAAAACTTGTAATCGGTATTGGAAGAGTATTAAAAGATTTATTAACATCATTAATTAATGGAATTAAAAATGCAATCTTATCATTTATTCGTGAATTAATTTCAACAATTATTCGCGCAGGAGTTGATAGTGCAAAACAAAGTATTTAAAATTAAAAATATATCAATTATTTAAAAATAAATAATTGATATATTATATAAGATATAATATGAAACTTGAATTAATATCTTTATTTTTTATAATTTCATTATTTGGTGGAGCAATGTATTATTATAATACATATATTAAAAAGGATAAAGAACAAGAAGAAAATCAAATCTATGTTGAAAAAGAAAAAGACTCATATGATAATTTTTTAATGTTTTCAATTGGAATGGTTATAATTGCTTTTTTTATTGGATTTATTTTTAGTAAAACATTTATAGTATGGTTATATAAAATGCCAAAATTTACAAGCATTGCATTATTATTACAAAATATAAAAGGGAAATTTGTAAGCACTGGTGATGACAAATCAATGGTTCAACCATCAAAATCAGTAGATGAAAAGAAAGTAGAACAAAGTGGTGGTTGTATTATTTCAGATGATTATGATGATGATTTCCCATTAGAAGATTATGATATTGATGATATTAGTTTAGATTAAAATTTATTATATAAAATTGATTATATATAATAAAGTTAAAGTTATAATTTATATTATGGGTATTAAAGGATTAAATAATATCTTAAAAAAATATTGTTTAAGAGAAGGTATTTTAGAAATTTCATTAGCTAATTTAGAAGGTAAAATTATAGCAATTGATACAAGTATTTATATTTATAAATATACTTATAATAATAATCACTTATTAGAAAATTTTTTATTACAGATTAGTGCATTATTAAAAAATAAAATTACTCCATTATATGTATTTGATGGAAAACCAAGTGATGAAAAGAAGGAATTAATTAAAAAACGGAAAGAGGATTCAAAGAAAAAAGAAGACAAAATAATAGAACTCAAAAATCAAATTCAATTATTACAAGAAAAACTCGAAGAATGTTCTGACGAAGATGAAGAACAATTATTACAATTTGAAATTAGTAAATTAGGAATGGAATTAAATAAAAAAGAAAAGGGATTAATTATAATTGATTGGGAACTTATAACAAAATTTAAAAAAATATTAAAAAATCTTGGTATTCCTTATTATGAATGTGATGGAGAAAGTGATATTTATATTAAATACTTTTTTCAACAAAATTTAATTGATTATGCTATTACAGAAGATTTAGATTTTTTAACACATGGTTGTAAAAATGTTTTATATGATTTTAATTTTAAAACAAATGCAATCAAACAATATAATCATGAAGCAATTTTAAATGAACTTAATCTTTCACATAATCAATTTATAGATTTATGTATTTTAATGGGTTGTGATTATACAACAACAATAAAAAATATTGGACCAAAAAGAGCAATAAATTTAATTAAAGAATATAATAATATCGAAGGAATAATTGAAAAAATTCAAAATGGAGATAAAAAGTTTAAGAAATTTATTATTCCAGAAACATTTGATTATAAATCTGCAAGAAATATGTTTAAATTAGAATATCAAGGACAATTAAATGAATATTCACGAGATAAATTAAATTTAAAATCTTTAAATCTAAAAGAGTTTTATGAATGTATAAATGGAATTCAAATTAGTAAAAGTTGTATTTCTCGAATTATTAAATTAAGAATACCAAAAATTATTAAAATTAAAAAAACAAATCGTGAATGTAAAACAATTACTCAATTTTTAATTAAAAAACCAAAATCAACCGAAAATTGATTTTTATTAAAGTTATAACTTAAAAATATTAAAATTATTTTAAACATTATGTCCGATTTTGATGCAGATTTATTCTCCTCGGATGAAGAAGAATCATCATCCAGTGATGAAGAATCATACGATGAAGAATCATCATCAAGTGATGAATACGGTGATGAAGAATCATCATCGTTTAATCCTGCTGATGAAAACTGTCCTCTCACTTTCCACTGGCAGCCAAAACTCGCAAAAAAATTATTTAGAGAGGGAACACTTAACAAACAAGAAATTCCCGGATTGTCAGATACACGATTGCACGATGCTGTAACAAGAGGAAATCAATTTTTGATAAAGTTATATTTGATATACGGAGCAGACCCAACAATTAAATCAGGACCTTTACAATATACACCAGTTCATTATTCCGCTAATTATGGTGCAGGCCAATATGTCGACGGGGAATTATCAATTCATTTTTTTGCAAAGCACGTTAATATTAAAGCAAAGGATGGTATTACACCATTGATGGTAGCAGCAAAGTTCGGTCACCATCGTGAGATTCACGAATTAATAAAGTATGGTGCAAAAATAAATGAAAAAAATGATAAAGGACAAAATGCTTTATATTTAGCTGCAATGCACCATAATCTCAAAGGTGTAAAGGAATTGTTAAAATACAATGTTGACACAATGTGTTTAAATATAAAAGATAAAAATGGTATGACAGCGTTGGATTATGCACAATCAAACTCAAAACCATGGGATGTGTTTTGTGATACAGACAACTGGTATTACATAAAAAAACAGACTAAGTACTGGGATGTAAACGGCCAACAGATAATTGAATTGCTTAACAATGCAATAAGAAAAAAGGAAGCTAACAAAGAAATCTTTGAGATATTACAAGAAAAAATTAGTGAAAATGGAATTATCAAAAACATTATGGCAATGAAATATGAACTAGAAAAAGAAAATTAAGTTAATTTTTTAAAAATTAACTTAAATAAGGGACTTGTTATAATAAAATTAAAAAAACCAAAATCAATCTAAAATTGATTTTTATTAAAGTTATAACTGAAAAATATTAAAATTATTTTAAACATTATGTCCGATTCCGATTCTGATTATGAATGCGAGTCCTCGGAGGATTACGAGTATTCTTCGGAAGATGAAGAAGAAGATGAAATATTTGTAAAAAGATTAGTTAAAGAGGGAACAATTAACATACAATATCCAACTCCTGGATGGTCAGATACACCATTACACAGGGCTGTAACTAGCGGAAATCGTAAATTGGTAGAGTTATTGTTACAGAATGGGGCAGACTTTACACTTAAATCTGGACGTCTACAATATACACCATTTCATTATGCTGCTAATTATGGTTGGGGTAAATTTTTTTATAAAAAATATAGAAAAGAAGAATCAACAATTGATTTATTTGTAAAGTACGGGGCAGACATTGAATCTAAAGCAGGGGATGGCAATACACCGTTGATGGTATCGGCAATGGACAATAACACTTATGAGATTCATGAATTGATAAAGTATGGTGCAAAAATAAATGCAACAAATGACAAAGGACAAACTGCTTTGCATTTAGCCGCAATACACCATAGTGACGATGGTGTAAAAACATTGTTGGAATACGATACAATGTGTTTGGGTATATTGAATAAAAAAGATAAAAAAGGTATGACAGCATTGGATTATGCATTTGCACTAAAACGGAGTTGTCAATGGTCGGGATACAGCAAACCGATAGTTGAATTGATTAGCAACGCAATAAGAAAAAAAAAGAAAGACAACAAAAAAACCCGTAAGATATTACAAAAAAAAATTAGTGAAAAAGGAATTGTCAAAAACATTATGGCAATGAAATATGAACTAGAAAAATGTTAAGTTAATTTTTTAAAAACAAATTTATAAAATGGACTTATTTTAATAAAATATAAATATTATTAAAAAAACCAAAATCAACCTAAAATTAAAATTGATTTTTAATAATATTATAATTTAAAATATTTAAACAATAACTTTAAAATAATGAAAACGGAATTATATGAATTAAGAGATAAATATATCAAAAAATATAATAAAGATAATTGGAAAAAAATTTCCAAGAAAGAAACTTTAAGTGAAAACTTCATAAGAGAGTTTAAAGATAAAGTTGATTGGGATTATGTTAGTACTTATCAAAAACTTAGTGAAGATTTTATAAGAGAGTTTAAAGATAAAGTTAATTGGGTTCAAATTTCCAAGAAAGGAACTTTAAGTGAAAACTTCATAAGAGAGTTTAAAGATAAAGTTAATTGGGTTCAAATTTCCAAGAAAGGAACTTTAAGTGAAAACTTCATAAGAGAGTTTAAAGATAAAGTTAATTGGGATTATGTTAGTATGTATCAAAAACTTAGTGAAGATTTTATAAGAGAGTTTAAAGATAAAGTTGATTGGATTCATATTTGTTATAAACAAACTTTAAGTGAAAACTTTATAAGAGAATTTAAAGATAAAGTGTGTTGGGTTCAAATTTCCAATAACGGAACTTTAAGTGAAAACTTCATAAGAGAGTTTAAAGATAAACTTTCTTGGTATAGTGGTGTTAGTACTTATCAAAAACTTAGTGAAGATTTTATAAGAGAGTTTAAATATAAGATTAATTGGTATAATATTTCACGGAACCAAACTTTAAGTGAAAACTTTATAAGAGAGTTTAAAGATAAAGTTGATTGGATTAATATTTGTTATAAACAAACTTTAAGTGAAAACTTTATAAGAGAGTTTAAAGATAAAGTTAATTGGGATAATGTTAGTACTTATCAAAAACTTAGTGAAGATTTTATAAGAGAGTTTAAAGATAAAGTTGATTGGAGGTATATTTCACGGAACCAAACTTTAAGTGAAAACTTTATAAGAGAGTTTAAAGATAAAGTTAATTGGGGTCAAATTTCATATCAACAAACTTTAAGTGAAAACTTCATAAGAGAATTTCAAGATAAAATTGATTGGGTTTTTATTTTAGTAAAACATGATTTAAGTGAAGATTTTCTAATAGAATTTCAAGATAAAGTTAATTGGAGTTATGCTTATGTATTTCAAAAGAAGAGTGAAGATTTTTTTAAAGATTTTATGAATAGAATTAATATGGATAAAGTTCCAATGATTAGAGAAATTCAGATTTTCTAAAATTTTATTTAAAAAAAAATATTAGATGATGGACTTATTTTAAATCATACTTAATTTATTTAAAGTATTAATTATATAACCTTTCCGACTACCTTTAAATGAAACAATTAACATAAAATTATTTTCATTTTTATAATTAATTTGTTGAATATATCCAATTAAACCAGTTTCAATATCTTTAACTTGTTGATTAACATACAAATAGTCATTGTGATAATTTGAATAAATTAATAACTTAATCATATTTATATATATTAATAATATTTATAAATATTTAATTTATTTATTTTCTTCAATTACTTGTTTTTTATAATCTTTATAAGAATTAAAAAAACTATCATTAAAAATAATTTTTCTTTCAATAATTTGATTATAATTTGTATCAAGAAAAGAACGAATAAATTCATATGATTTATATACAGTATCAATCGCAGAAGAACTTATATTAATTGAACCACTATTATGAATAAATAAAGAAGGGATTTTATTTTTTTGTTTATGTTCATCAAATTGACTATACAATTTCAATGAACATATTATAGGAGTTTTTTTATTATTTTTAGTAATAAAAACTTCTTCATGAGTATATTTTTCTTCAATTAATTTAACTAAATTAACTAAATCAATACGTCCATCAATACGAAATGTTCCATTTACCATTTCAATTCGTATTTTATTAAAATCATATGGATTCATATTAGAAACAGTATTAATTATAATTTGTTGATTATCAAGCATAAACTTATTATTAATACTTAAAAGTTTATTATATAATTTTTTATACATTTTTTCAATTTCAACTAAACTTTTAGCACCAGTAACATGTAATTTACCATTTTTAAAAATTTTAGCACATAATGAATTTAAACCAGGTTCATCTCGTAATAAACCAATACTCATTTGATTTGAGAAAGGACTATTTTTCCCATTTTTTCTTTTATCTTTGTTTGGTTTTTTCTCTTTCTTTTCTTTTTTAGTTGATTTTTTCTTTTCTCTTTTCCCTTTAATTATTTTACCATATTCAATATATTCAATATCCTCATCATCTGCATTTAAATGACAAAATAATCTTCGCATACTTATTTCTTCGCATAATTGAGTATAAAATGTAATTGTTGATATTGTAAATTTTCCAAAATTTTTATTTGGTGATTCTTCTAAACTACAAGTATCTAAAAAATCATTAAATAATTTATTTGAAATTTTATATTTATTTTCATCATAATATTTATTCATTTTAAATAAAATTCTGTTTATATAATTAATAAAATCAATTTTATTAATTATTCTATTTAATGAACATATGAATAATAATCATCATCACTTTGTGGTTTGCCATCTGGCGATTCATAATATCTAACAAGTTCATCATAATTTCTATCAGCTTGATATTCTCTACCTCTTTTATTTCCAATAATATAACCAATTGTTGCACCAATAAAAAAAGATGCACTACTAATTATACTTGTTAAAATAATTACTGCCATTCTCTTTATAAAAATATATAATATTTTATTTTTATGTTAAAATTACCATTTTTGCTTAGTTCCTCCAAAATATGGTTTTGCATATCCTTCTGTAATCATTAAATTAGAAATAGATTGACCATTGTGTAAAAATATCTCTACAAGAGGTCTTCCATATTTATCATTTTTTAAAAATCGAACTTTTAAAACTTTTTCTAAAATTAAATTCTCTAAAAATTCTTTTGCTTTAAATCCCATTTCTCTTTCTTTTTTATTTGAAGTTTTAAGTTCAGGTGTATCAATACCAATAATACGACAAGAACATTTAATATTTTGTTTTTTCCATCTAAAAATCAAAGTACATGTATCTCCATCATATACTTTTATAATTCTTACATATTTTTCAACTCCATCAAAAGAAAAAGTTTTAACTTCTTTTTTATCTAATTTTTTAAGATATCTTTTTGTTTTATAATATTTAACTAAATCTTTTATATGTTTAAACATTATATCTTTATCTGTTATAAATAAAATATATTTTATAATATTTAAAAAAAAATAAGTTTAATTATCAAAAAATACTTTATAATCATTATTATAACAATCTGTCATTTTACCATCAGATGTTAAACATTTTCTATCAAACCCAGATATTTCCAAACCACCATATTTTCTTGGTTTTAATATATTACAATTTTGACCGAATTGATTATCTGGATTACAACTATTTTTTGAATCACATGGAACAAGAGACATATCGTTATCTTTATGATATGATATACAATTTCCACTATCTTTATATTCGATATTAAATGAATTATTGAATTTAAAATTAGATTTAACATTTTCACATTTATCAAAAACTATTTTATTATTATTTATGTTTAAACATTTATCTCCTATTTTTATTTTTGTATATCCACTTGGAGTATAATATTCTGGTGGTATTGTTTTAAATTCTTTTAATGGATAACCTCTTTCATAATGATAAGAAAGAATATAATCTTTATTACTTAAAATATCTTTTATAATTTCTTCATCCATTATTAATGAAACTGGTTTATCTCGTAATTCATCATAGAAATTGAATAATGATAAATTAACAGAATTACCAAATAAAACATCACTTGTTCCTAATTGACCAATTATTTTTGTATAAACGATTGATTCAGAAAAATTAAATGTGTTTGTTCCATATTTACTAAGTGAAAAAAACATTATATTTTGAGCTTTTGCAGTTCTATTAAAATCTTCAAACTCACAAAAAAATACAATAATATATAATATATCTGTTCCATTAATAAGATATTTAAGACTAAATGTATTTCTTAAATAATTCATTCTATTTTTATTTATTTCATTAAAATAATTTACAAAATTTTTAACTAAATATAAATACTCTTCTTTTGTCATTGGAATATTTTTTAAATTATTATTGATAACTTGAGGGATATTTTTTTCACCGACTAATTTTTGTAAATCTTTTTCTTTTTCATTAAAAAAATCAGTATCTAATTTATCAATAAATAATGCACCAAAATTTTTTGTATCGACAATATTTGATGGTTTAACTGTTTGTAATTGAGAACTAACTTGATTACCCATATTATATAATATATAATAATAAAATTCACCTTGTTATAAAATAATATAAAAAATATATTTTTATATAATATATAAATATTCTTCTATTTATTTTATGGCGGCACAACAACAGTTAGTACTTAAAAAGTTTAATCCAAAAAATATTCCAAATGGTGCTGTTTGTGTATTTATTGGAAAACGTAAGTCTGGTAAAAGTTATACAATTAAAGATATATTATATCATAAAAGAGATATTCCTATTGGACAAATTATTTCTGGTTCAGAAAAAGTAAATCCATTCTTTAGTGATTTTTTTCCAAGTTCATTTATTGCCGATGAATATACAGATGAACTTTTAAATAAAGTATTTAAAAGACAAGAACAAATCAAACAAAAATCACAAATAATAAAAAAACAAAATATAGAAAATAAAAAAAGAGGATTACAATTACATAGAGAAATTGATTCTCGATTTTTAATTGTATTTGATGATTGTCTTCATGATAGTTCATGGAAAAAATCAAAACCGGTTAAACATATTTTTATGAATGGAAGACATTTTGATATATTTTTTATACTTGCAATGCAATATGTTATTGGTATTCCACCAAACCTTCGAGGAAATGTTGATTATGTTTTTATCTTTCGTGATTCATCTATTCAAAATAGAAAAAAAATATTTGATAACTTTGGTGGAGTTGTTGGAGATTTTCAATTATTTTCAAAATTAATGGATAGTTTAGATAAATATGAATGTCTTGTATTATGTAATGATGCTGATAAAATTGGATTTCAAGAGCAAGTAATGTATTATAAAGCAGGACCACCAAAAGATTTTAGATTATGTAATAATATCGTATGGAAAAAACACGAAGAAATAATGAGAATTAAAGATAAATATATGAAACCAGATATGAGTAAAATCATTAAACCAAAAAATTCATTAAATGTAAATATTATCAAACAATAATTTAAAAATGTATTATTATACATTTTTAATTCTACAAATAAAATTATCTTTGTTGTCCGTGATATGTTAAATAATTTGCAAAATTATTAAATTGTCTCTCTGCCATTTTATCTTGTTGATATGCTCTATGTCTTCTTAATTCTTCTGCTGCAAATTCTTCTTTTTGTCTCATTTCTTGTCTCATTAATTCTTGTGGATTCATTTCTGGAATAACTGCTCTTTTTCTTATTAATTTATCAACACTTGTTCCTCCTGTTAAGAATGAATCTTCTCTTACATTTTTCATATTTCCTTCAATAATTTCTCTATTTTGATATGCAATACGAACATCTGTGCAATCAAAAGTTTGACAATTACGACTATCTCCTCTTTTACTTAAATTAAATGAAGAAAAATCTTTAACTGTTTCAACACCTAATTCTCTAACATTACCCATTGACATTGCAGTTGCAGAAAGAGGGTCTTCTACAACAGCGATTTGTAATTTTTCTTGATTAACATCTTTTTTCATAAAATCACCAGCACCATCATCATATG